CTCACCCATTTCTCCTTGAACCACTTATCAAGATCATCGGCATAAATTTCTTGACCATCGCTCTTGAAAGCGCCGCTCATTGAACCGTGCTTTTCTTTGTACATGCGCTTGTACTGCTGCACCACATAGCCACTGGCATAAGCTGATGGCCACACTTTGAATTTGCTTTTAGCCGCTGCCACGGCTCGACTGTGCAGATCTTTGTCGGTAAAAGTAACATCTCCGCGTCGATGCTCAAGATCACGAGGCAAGTACAAGCCGGCAGCATCTTCCACTTCTCGACTTCCGTCCATGGGAAGAGTGCCATTGGCCTCGTCAAGGGGATCGCGACCACCTGGGGGCACCTTCATCTCACCCCTTTCTTGAGTGGAACCACCCCCAAGTTGAGTGGGAAGTTCCCGCACAACGGACGGATCGAGAGTGAGTTCCATTGACCAGTCAGTGCCACCGTAACGGGCGTCAGCCACCTCCTTGGGACTCAGCACTCCCAGTTGGATGTAACGCCCGTCAACGGCTGCTACACGGGCTCTCACGTCTGCCTTTTCGCGTTCATTCAGCTCGAACAAATCGTTGAACTTGACACGCCATGACTCAGGCATGCGTCCATTTGTGGGACCAGTGCGGCTGAGCATGATTAGCTCCATCAGCTTCTTGAGAGGGCGATGGAAAGTGGATTGCTGGTAGTCTGCAAGCGTCTTGGCAAAATCGCGCTCTTCGCTTCTGCCAGTAGAGCCAAGGCCGCTTGGGCTTTCCCCAAACAACACTGTGTGAGGAATCTTGGAGGCTCCAATGATGTCCACGCGCATCTTTTCAAGGATTTCTCCCACGCCTCCAAAGTTTCTGCTGATAAAAGCAAGCTCTTCTTTCTCTGCATCAATGGCGTAGCCGCGATAAACGCTCTTGCTCATATCATTTAGCACCAGACGATCACGCACATCTTTTTCTTTTCCAGCGGCCAGCATTTGCGCCAAGCCCTTAATCTTGTGAACAAAAATATCAAACTCGCACAACAACGTGGCCGAAGCATTTAGGCCAGTCCAGTAGTGCTTAAAGCTTTCGTAGACAGTTTGCAAACTACTCATCCCCCATCCATAGTTCCTTTGCCTAATGCGATAGGGAAGCCAGTCACCGTCAAAACGCAAAATCCTATCTTTATGGATGTAGGTGAGTTGTGGCTGGCGAATGAGGTCGCCTGAGATGATTTGATAATATGTTGCCTTGGAGTAGTCGTATAGATTTTCTTCGTTAATCACTGGTGCAATTTGCCAACGGTCAAGCACTTCCATGCCTTCAACGGCATAAATGCGGCTCTTGTCTACTGGCTGATCCGCTGGACGCCCATCGTCGATGTAGAGCAGGATGACGGACCCCCCATAGAGCCGAGCATTCTTGGAAGCCAGCATGAAATTCTCGAGGATGTGCAGATCCTCGATAGTTTGTTCAATGCCCACCACCTCCTCGGCAGCGGCACCCTCGCCGCCAAACAGCACCTTGAAGCCTTTGCGGGTGGCCTGCTCGGCATAAATGTCTACAATGCGGCGTGGAAGCCATTCGCCGTACAGAGCTTCCAGCTCTTCTTGAGCCAGGAAGACGATGGGCTGGGCAGTGGTCTGCAGGCTTTTGTCACGGCCTTTGATGCCCATGCCCGTGAGCGCATTGGCAAGGCCGTCCGCTCGCAGACCAGCTTCGTTCGCATGGCCAAGATCTACTGCTTCTTCCGACATTGTTCACATTATGGGCTTGCTTCCATTCTAAAGATGTGTATGATGGCCATGACGTGCGTCTTGTTATGCCCACTCCCATTGAATTTGTCTTTTCCGAAGAGGAACGAAAGCAGGCAATGGAGGAAGGAAAGCGGAGGCAGTCCGTGAATGAAGCAAAAGGGCTTCGTGGTCGCAATCGTGGCGCCGCTCGTGGCGATAAAGCCTTGGAAATCCACTTGCTTGGCGCAGCGGGCGAAATGGCCGTGGGTTCCTACTTAGGGCTCAAGCATTTGCTCTATAAAGAAAGCGAAGCCAAGCGGGGCTCAGATGACCTGCCCGGCATGGACATCAAAACCCGGTCGAAACATTCTTACGACCTTATCGTGCAACGCAATGAAGATCCGCATAAGAAATTTGTCTTGGTGACCATCGAAAACCATCGCACTCTCATCCACGGATGGTGCTGGGGAAAAGAAGCGATGGACGAACAGTATTGGGCAGATCCGGCTCGTAACAGACCAGCGTATTTCTTTCCAAAGGAATTGTTGCATAACATGGAAGAACTGGCCGTGGCTAAATATCGTGCTGAAGTGTAGTGAGTTTGCAGAGCTAGTCCTCAAAACGCCCCTGTGGCCAAGGCAGCAAAGAATTCTCAACAATCTGTTTGAAGAGAATGTCAACCATGCCATTTGGTCAATGGGAAGGAGGAGTGGCAAGACCTTCATGGCTTCAGTGGCTGCTGCCTACATGGCCTTTTGTCAAGATGAACACTTCCGCCGGAGGGTGCGCAAGGGAGAGAAGTGGTATGTGGTGACGGTTGCTAACGATTTGGGCCAGTCCAAGATTGCTCTTGACAACATTCGTCAGCTCATTATCAACAGCCCGCTAGAGCAAGAAATCACAAGGGAAACATCCTTGGAGATTGAACTGAGCAATGGCTGTGTATTCCAAGCTATTCCCGCCTCAGCTCGAGCATCTCGAGGGAAAGCTGTCGTGGCTGTGGTCATGGACGAACTTGCTTTCAGTATTGACGGCGATGCAAACCGTGGCGCAGAAGCCATGTACACAGCACTGTCCCCCTCTATTGCTCAGTTCGGCAAGCACGGCAAGATTATTGAACTGTCGTCTCCATGGCTAACCAGTGGCTTGTTCTACGAGCATTTCAAACAAGCAGAAAGTGGTGAATACCCTGGCATGCAAGCATTGCAGATTCCTACATGGGACATCAACCCTAATCTGCCTTTTGATTGCCCCTTCCTGCAAAACGCTCTCAAGAAAGACGAAGAAAGCTTTTGGGTGGAATATGGCGCCCAGTTCAGGCGTAGCAACTCTGTGCTGCTGGCTCCTGAAGTGGTAGATGTGGCGGTGAACAAAGACAGATCAGTGCTGCCCCCTAAGCGTGAACTCGCTGGCACCTATTTCCTTTCTCTTGACCCTGCTCGTGGTGGCGTAGGCCGAGACGAATACATTGCTTGCATTATTCACTACGAAGGTGAACGCCTTGTCGTGGACAAGCTCCATACTTTCGACGCTGATTTTGAGATTGGTGGCAAAAAGGAAGTGAGCATTGCAAAAGTGGAAGAATGGATTAAGGAGCACCATCGCCTTTATGAATTCCAGAGCATCACGCTTGACCAGTTCAATAGCTCTGCTATCATTCAAGACCTTTCCAAGGATTTCCCCATTACTGAACTTTCATGGTCAGTCAGTACCAAGATGAAAGCCTTCAGCAAGCTGCGCGAACTGTTCAATGCTGGACTAATTGAACTGTATCCGCACAAAAAGCTCATCTGGCAGCTTAAAAATTTGAGCGTGTTGTATCGAGCAAGCGGCCAATGGGCAGTAACTGGCGGCAAAGACTCAGGCGTGGATGACTATTGCTTTGCTCTTGCGGCGGCAGTATTAGATGCGTCAAAAGATGACAACATTGATTGGATAAGGAGCCTTACTAGATAGCGCTTAGAATTTTCACCAATCAGACTTTTCAGCATTTTTGTAAAATGATTGGCGTTGAACTTACGGACAAAGAACTAACCTTTATTCTTGCTCTTCTTGAAGCGGACAGGCAAACAGCGCTGCAGCTCTTGGCGGCTGAACATGCCTACAAGCCCACGTTGTTGCCGAAACTGCGCAATGCAGAAAAAGTGGTAAAAACAATGCAGAATTTGCAGGGATAGACTAAAGAAACCATGCCTGCCTTCCATGGCCCTTCACCCTGCTGCCGAAGAAGCCTGGGAGCTTGCTGTGGAAGCCGCCAGGGCCGTTGAAGCCAGCGGAAGGCTATATGGCCCCAATAGCGAGGAAGTGCGCCTTGCAAGGGCAGCATTCCATCAATGGCGAGCCGAATACATCGAACTCACCGAAGCTCAAGGCTAATGGTGCGCCTATTTTTTTCTCGTAATGGACAGCGGGAAATATGGGAAGTGCCATTCCACGAGGCCCGTCATGTCAATAAGCGATTGTTCCTAGAGGGAGCCGCCGTGTATTGGACGAAAGTCTGCTAAGCTTTTCAAGCTTCCTGCAGGAGCCCACTAGGCGCCTAGTGGTATTCATACCAGGGGAGGGCTCAGTCTCTCCCCGCTCCAACATCCTCGTCACTGTTGGCTTTGGGGATTCCGTGAGTGAGTTGAAGCACTCACAACAAGGCAGAGCGTGGGCCGCACCCATTGATTCCCTAATGCGGGAAAACTCTGCCTCACCCTTCTTCTTTTTTCTTCACCCAGTTTTTTAGGTCTCTCACATAGCTTCGCAAGCTTTCCGCTTTTTCCAAGTGCCAAGGATCGTGATCCTCGAAATAGCGGGAATTGTGCCAATCAATGGCTTGAAGGAGACGATGGATGATGGGATTGAGAGGCTCACGCAACGGCGTGTTAAAAGTTCGCCGCTCCTCGGACATTGGTGCGGAAGTGATCGACGATCAAATCCAATGCTACAGGAGTGAAATCGTTCCTCTCAACGCAGGCATTGAAAAATCGTTGATCAACTTGCCCATCTTTTATCACTAGATGGCAGTGAAGGTGTCCGTGAACATTACCTAGATAGTGCCCACGAAGATTGTCGGGATGCACTGGAATGTGCGTGAAAATAAGACCACCTGGCAATGCCTTGCCTGCATGGTGAAACATGGCCCCGCGAATGTCTTCAAAATACTCGGCGTAGTCTTTGAGCTTGAACGTGTCGTGGTTGCCGCGAATGAGAATCTTTCTCCCATTGCATCTGGCTAAGTTTTTTAGCCCACTACGCGGAATCGCTACGTCGCCAAGATGGTAAACAGTGTCTTTATCCTTAACCACTGCATTCCACCGCTCCACCATTGTCTCATCCATTTCTTCGCACGAAGAAAAAGGACGCAATGAGGAACCATCGGGCTGGATAAAAGACAAGCTTTTGGCGTGTCCCCAGTGGCTATCTCCAATGACGAAGGCGCTCATCAGTCGTACTCCTTGATCACCATTCTTGAAATGGGAGTTGCCTCTATCAGGCTATGAACGCGACGCTCTGCTTCGTCGACGGTGGTAAATGTCCCCCTGGGCTCCCACCAGAGCCAGCATCGCTCTTCCACATCGTATATGGGCACTCCTGCTTGCACAAAGGATGAACGCCTAACAATGCGAAAACGAGCCATAGGGCGCTTCTGGGAATCGAACTCCAGGACTCTAGGCTATCTGCCTAGCGTGTGCCAACACTTAAGCGCAAGTGACCCCCAGGTTTGAGCATTGTTAAGAGGCTTAGGGGGGCTGCAGGAGGCGATCAACTCTCCTGGCCTGCAAACAGGACTTAGCCCGATGCTACGGCTGGAAATTTCCGGCCCATGCAGTGCGGGAACGCAAACCAGCAACGCTCGAAAAGGACCGAACTAGAATCGACGCAGTGCCCATTCTTGCTGGCTGCACACTGCCGACAGAGCAGCAGTGATGGTGGACAGTACCGGCAGGCAAGCCCGTCGCATCTGTCGTTCGTAAGTATAGCATCAACCACGCCCGTAGGCAGGAAGATTGAGCGCGTTGGTCTCAAAGAAAGCCGGCACCGTGCTGGCGCGAGTTTCGTTCAGCTCAGGAGCCTTTCCGCTGTAGAACAAACTGTCGCTTTGACGCAGCCAGAAGTCCTTGTCAAGATATTTATTGTCCGATGATCCAAGCTTGTCATAAATCCACAGCGCCGTCATCTTGCGAAGCTTGTTCAGACTGTCACCATACTTCTCACCAGCTTCTTCGCAAATCTTTGTGTGGCAGAAGGCGTGACAGATTTCATCGCGAGAAATGTCCGTTGCAACAGTGCGAAGCCCCTTGTCGCCATTGAAGCGAAAGAAAGGAAGAATAGTAAAGAACAAACTCCGCTCTAGCACTGCCACTTTGGCCATGGGATGGGCAGGATGGTCATACCAAGCCTGACGAATGCGCATCGCTTCCTTCTCGGCTTGTTCGTTCGTGCCATGAGCAGCAGCAACGTAGTTGAGAGCTTCGTCGTGACGTTCTTCGTCTTTAATGTTGCTATAGATGCTTTCAATGAGCCCAGGACTGTTAGGAAGTTCCCGCTCGAGGCCCTCAAGAAGCATGTCCTTCACAGGCAGTTCAAGGTGACGAATGGCAAGGGCGCGGAAAATCGTTTCCTCAGAGCCTTCCACAAAATCACCTTTAGTAACAGGCACTGCTTGCCAAGGACGCTTGCGGGCAACTGCAGAAAAATAATCAAGAACTGCCATGTGAAAAGAAGCAATGGTAAAAAACAAAGGACGACAAACAAGGGCAGCTAATGCTGCCCCATTGTCTTAAACGTGGCTCACTCTGCGCAGGCGCTACAGAAGCCAGCTTCCAAAGAACAAGCCTCAGGCTCGTCCAAACTAAAGAAGTCGGCCAGACTCTCTCCCAAGTCTACTCCAACATCGTCCTTGGCTTGTGTGCCTGATTGCACTTGCAGCGCATAGTAAATAGACGATTGAGGACTGGCAAGCCATTCGCGAAGAAAAGCTTCATCACAAACGGTCATATCAGACCACCAGTTCATGGAATAGCCATGGAAAAGACCAGTGCGGCGCATCAGCTCAACAATGCCATCAGCTACTTTCTTAAATGCTTCCCAGCCCACTTGCTCTGCAATCTCCACTGGCCCATATTCAAATCTTTCCACACCCATCGTCTCGCTATCGCGGTCAATAATTTGGTCAATGGGAGGAGCGATTTCAGGAGCAGTCGTAAAGCCTCTAGAGTCCAAATACCTATAAGAGCATGAAGCAGTGGGGGCAATGGTAAAGGCACGTTCCATGCCATGCTCCCTGGCAATGTCCGCAGCACCAAGCAAACCCAATTGAATGGCGGCTACGGCGTCGCCAGCACGCTGATCAGTCCAATGATGGCACCAAGGATGAGGATCCTCATCAAGATAAGCTTCCAAAGCTTTGCCAAAATCTTCGTAGGAGATGTCATGAATGGAAAGGAAATTCGCTAAACCAAGAATGCCAAGCCCCACTTGCTTGTCAATGGAAGGCGAAAGGTATTCGCCAGTGTCGCCCACGCCAGTGGAAGGATGAAGCTCGCACAGTTGCTTCATGCCATCCTTGAAAGCTTGCTCTACATCATTGATGCCACAAGCACCGAGATTGACATGCTGTAGAAGACAAGTGCCACGATGAGGAAGATAAATTTCGAGGCAGACATTTCCACGCAAGCGTTCTCCTCTTTCGTTATAGCGAATCTTATTGAGCCAAATATCTCCGCTGGAAATGCCCTGGCATAATGCTTTGATGAATTCAGGCGAAGATTTATCAAGAAATTGCTCATCCACATCAATGCAGCGCTTTGCCCATGGAAATTCTGATCGCGGAGCAGTGATCAAATCAATGGCATCGGGATGGTCGTAGTCAAGATGTAAAACAACAGCACCATTTTTGTACTTGCCACCACGACGCAGAATTTCATTGAGCGTGGAATAGATTTTGCCAAAGCTGAGTGGACCACTCGCAACAAGCCCTTTGCCATTTTCTTGGCCTTTGGGACGCAAGTTGGAAAGATGCACTGCCACGCCAGCGCCATTACGAAGGCCATGGGAAACAAAGCGCCACGATTGCTCAATGCCATCTGGCCCTTCCATTGAATCTTCCACGACGAACACCGTGCAACTCACGGCCAAGCGCCCCTCAGGATCATTTAACCAGCTCTCCACTCGTCCAGTTCGAGCAATCTTTTCGCACTTTGCGCTTTCTTTGAGCTTCATGAGACAACAAAGCCCGCTTTGCGCGGGCCGAACGAACACTCCTTACTGTAGCTCAGTCGCAGAGTCCTTCAGGATCACTTCCACTTTGCTGATCCCTAGCAAAAAGCAACGCTTCGCTTTTTGTACGGAAATAATACGGCTTACCTCCGTAAGTAATGAACCATTGATAGCCAGGGCGACTGTGAACGGGCCAAAGCTTAATCGCTCCAGCCATGAAAGGCATTGGCAGATCATCTAGCATGGCACCAAAGCTTAATCCTTCCACACTATCAAAAGAAACAATGGGGGGAGAGTAGGATTGGCTACAAAGCTAGAAAATTAACAATCACACAATGTATATTGCCCTGTTGTTTTCTGGCCATAAGCGTAGCTTTATGAAGCATGCAGGACGATGGCGGGAACTAATTGATGCGCTCGAGGCTGATGGCGCCATTGTCAACTGCTTTTTTCATTCTTGGACGGTGGATTGTCAAGTGGAGCAACGAGGAAGGCAGCGCATTGAAGGCTCCTATGTGAAGGTGCCTTTGGAAGGCAAGCAAGCAATGATTGATGCGCTTGCTTTTAAGAACTATTGCTTTGAGGATGAAGGACAAGCGGAAGCTCAATTAGTACTGCCGGAACGAGCCTTTCTATTGGACAAACAAGCTGCAAAGAAGCACATTGGCATGCAGCTCTATTCCATGCAGCGCAGCTATGAGCAAATGGTTCAATGGGAAAAAGAAAATGACATAGAGCATTCCACCATTGTTAAGCTTCGTTTTGATATAGAGCCTAAGCGCTGGGACAAAAGAGAATTTTTTCTTTCCGAAGACCCTCGCTTTGCTCGTTTGCTCATTGCCTCTAACGAAGCAGTGCATAAGCATCCAGGAGGCGGAGGAGGCTGTTTAGCTTGCTGCGAGCAGCATCGTAAATGGTGGGAGCAGGGCTGGCGAGATAAAAGAAGCGAGGGGCCAGAGCCCGAAGATGAATTATGGCAGCATGAAGGGGCTCATGGCAACGACATTTGTGACCTTTATGCCATTGGCAATCGTTTGACAATGGAAAGGTATATGACGGTGTATAGCCGAGCAACAAAGCTCTATTCTCCAGAGCTGTTTGAGAGCACCTTTAATTTTGTGAAAACCATTCTCAAAAAGCCTTTCAGCGCTTGCAGCGTGGATGATCGTGATTTGCGCTTGGCATTGCGCAACAAAGACATGGAAGATCATCGCCTTGCCTGCTTCTATCCCGAACGTCTTCAGCGATTGAATCTAGAAGGCTTTAGCGTGCTGCATGCCGCTTCAATGTTTTACAGAGACTAATCTTGTTGATATTTCTCGACAAAATCTCTGCTGATCAAAAAGGGGCCAAAGAGGAGATCAAGCTGCTCTAGTTCTTCTTCGTCTTCCATCATTTCTTCGCAAAGCCAGCAATGTACAAGAGTGAGAATTCTGTCCGTAGCTTCTAGCGAATCAATTTCCCCTTCTATCGCCTCTTCCACTACTGACGAGCATTGCTCATGAATGCCTTTTGTAATGGTCTTCTTACCATTGGCTTCTTCCATGGCGGCGTAATAACCAAAAGCAGCAGCAGTGGCTTTATCAGCGCACCATTCAAAACCAGCAAAGCGCTTCTTCAGCTCAGAAAGAGAAGGTTCAGACATTTCAGGACACAGGGCGTATTTAGTGGCGAGGCGACAAAGCTCCTCAAGAGAATAAGTCATTACCAATCAGGGTAAAAAGAAGACAAGCTTTCTTCCCCATGATCAATGGAAAAGGAAAGGAGGTCAAATTGATAACCATCGTACCTTGGAAAGCTGGTTTTGTAAAAGCTGGCTTTGGGCAGTTGCATGAGCTTCTCAAACACTGCTAGCACCTTGTTCTTATAGCGCCTGCTGGGCGTGTGGATGCGCCATACGGAACGTACTTCCGAAACCGTTTCAAAGGGGTCGTGGTAGCTCATAGTTTCTCAGGCAGGCTTCAGCATAGCCGCTTTATTCCCAATTGAATTGTTAAGAAATTCTTTAATTTTTAAGCTTCATTGCCCAAAACCCTAGTAAAACCGTCGCAGAAGACCCACAGGCCGATATATGATAGGCATAGGCGCAGCAGCCGCCTGAAATAGTTAACGATGGTTGTTAACGCTGCAAGGAAGGTCGCCTCGCGAAGGAAGCCCTCAAGGCGATTGTTTCAAGCGACCTTCCTCCTGGCCCTCTCGAAAAGCTTTCATAAGCTCCCTTCGCAGAGGCCCGATACGCGCAGAAGCCCCCAAGGCGATTGTTCCAAGGGCCTCTTCTAACAACCATCTCCTAAACGACTTTCTTCTTCTGCTTAAATGCTCGTAAATAGCCTCGAGCCGCTGAAAGTGTGCGCAGCGGCAATAGAAAAATAAAAAATTAAGCAATAATTTATGCCATAACGGCATTACTAAGAAAAATCTATGGGAAAGGCATTAATCTACGCCGCTTTGGGCGGCTTCTTCTCGCAAGCCTTTCCTTGGTACGAACAATCTTAATGCGCTCACTCCAATGCATTGCAGACTAGATCGTTCGCGCAGTGCGCACTAGCTTTATAAGCACGTGCGTAAATTGCTGGAGTGGGTGTAAATATTGGGCAGAAAAAGTCGTTTGAAAATATCCCGTCATCAATTTTGGGATACCCCGCACCCCCGTAAAATATTTTGCCGTGCTACTGCGCTGCAGTCAATCTACCACCAATCCGCCGCTAATTCTGTAGCCGTTGATACCGTTTTATAGTTTGTGATAATTAAAAATTTTAATTCCGACGTCAAATGTCGAGATTAACTCTCCATTCAGATAATAAAAAGACCCCACCTATCGGCAGGGTCTACGGTCGACCATCAACCTAAGGGCCATGGAAGCCCCCTAGACAGGCTTAAGGGCAGCCGTCATGCCATGGCCGTCAAGACAGAACGCGTCGCGCTCTGCTGCGCTGTATGCAATGCCGTGGGGGAGCTTAAACCGCAACCCTACGATATGGTAACCGCTAGGGTCGGCCGGCCGATAATCAGTAAGGTCACCATCAACCACGTTGAAACTACGGTTCGCTATGTATGCGACCGGGGGCAAAGGCTGACCCTTTTTGATTGCAAAGGCTGCAGCAACGTTAACGCCAGAAGCTAACGCGCTAGCTACGATCTTATGATTAGCAATATTGTCTGCGCCATCGTAGCTAACAGTAAGGTGATAGCCTAAGCGCTTGCATTCAGTCCAGTTACGCTTAATCTTAGTGTAATCATAAAAAGTGACATTTTCGCCCGTATTGTCTCGCATGAAATTAAAAATTTCGAAAAGGTTACGCTGTCCTAGTGGTAGGATCGCCCCAAACTTAACCCGGCAAAATGTAGCAAACTCAGGCGTGACGATAAAGTCTACATTCTCCCAAGCTATGTCAGAGGTGCCGTTCAGTCTGACTGCCAACGGTTCGCCATTGTGCTTGTTAATTTTGTCGAGAATAGCTAGCAAAATTAACTTAGCAAACTCTCTAGGATTGGCAGAATAGGCTAAGGTGCGTCGAATGCGGGCGGCTTGCTTTGCCGTCATGTAGACAGGGTTCCCGGCAAAATGCAAACAAATCTTTTTGCAGTTACCAGCGCCTGCGCAAACGTTAACGCCTGATATATCAGCGGGCGCTAGGTGTAGGATGTAGGTTTGGACTTTAGACTTTTCGGTTTTAGGATTGGTGGAGAGTAGAGTTTTGAAATTAATTTTATATTGTTTTTGAATGGCGTTAAGATCAGAGGGGGTTTTGGCGCGAGAGTTGATAGTGGCTTGCATGGTTTTAGAGAGTAAAGGGAATGGCAGAGACTGAGGCTAGAGAGGCTATCAGCGGCCCCAATGCGCAACGCGGCAATAGTCCACGCTGTGACGCGTCAGACAGCGCCCGTAGCGTGCTTGGGCGTCGTTATGGGTCCAAACGATGCCAACGGCCAGGGCAGCAAACAGGACAGGGAAGGGAGACAGGCGCATGATTAAAGAGTCCGCGAGATGGGCGGCCGATCTCTCAGCCGTGGACGGACTGTAAAACCGGCAAACCGTCAACGCTAGGTCAGTGTGGACGGTTAAAAAGGTGGCCACCATACCGCGCCGTTGCCTTGACGCTATGGGGCAGGCGATGCTATGGGCACCAATCAAACCGTGCCATGGATGCCGCCCGTATCATTTGCGCCGCCCATAGGTCAAGGCCTGTAACGTTCCGTCACACTGACCCATGCCATAACGACATCGTGATAATGCGATGCCATCGTCAAGCTTATGTCACAAAACGTTACAGTTTGCCGCCCATAGATTCTCCCATTCTCCGGTCGACAATGCGGACAATCCCGCCAGAATCTCCCTATTGTCGATCGGCAAACCGTACTGATCAGGATGCTTTATCAGATAAACGATGCTGATGGATCGGCCAGGAACGATCAGGATGCCTTATATGATAAGCAATGCTGATGGATCGGTCCGGAATCATAAGATTTGCTTATATTAGTACAAATGTACTACTATGTGGTTATGCCCATATGCCCATGTGCCGATATGCCGATATGAGCATATGACGATATCACGATATGACGATATGAGCATAAAACCATAAAACCATAAAACCATAAAGGCATAATACGAAGCTGTCCGGGTCTTTTAGGAGGCTGGCCGGGTCTTAATACCGGGCTAGCCGGGTCTTTTAGGAAGCTGGCCGGATCCTGCCCTTTAAGTTGTGATCTTGATGTTTCCAGCTTTCAAATCTGCAGATCTTTTTAATTGTATGATAAGCAACATTAAATTCTTTTGAAAGAAAATAAGCGCTTTCTCCATGTTTAACACGCAAGCGAATTGCGCTTACCTCCCAAGATGCAAGCTTAGCATTTTTCTTTGCTGCGCCACACGCTTGTAAACCATTGACCCATGCATGCCTTGCGTTATCACTATTGGTGGTCCATTCAAGATTAGAAATATGACTATTAAGCTTATTTCCGTCTTTGTGATTTACGCACCACTTATCAGCTCCCAGTCCAACTTCCCCAGGGGCAGGAGGCATCCATGAAAGTCGCATCAAATAATAAATAGCACGAGGTTGCGACCTGCTGCCTTCTCTTAGTAACACCCATGGATAAGGATGAGTTGCATCGGTTTGGGGACTCATTAACCCTTTCTTGAAAACGCTCCAAACATCACCGTTTTCGTTAATAAAATAGCGCCCGCCATACCCTGGGACCTCTTTGAATCCCTCGGGCACGCTGCTATGCTTGTCTGTAGCCATGGCCAAACCTTCTCTTTGGTAGTGGTTAGAAACGGCGCGGGACTGGCATCTCGCGTCGTTTTGCCATGCTAACGCACAATCACCAGCCTTGGCCTGCCTGAGCCGCCATCGCGGCGGCCTCCTCGTCTCTATACGGCCCTCCCACTTCTTCTCCATCGTCTTCATACCAGTACCAGCCCTCTACAAGCTCTGTGCCCTTGCAGCAGGCTTCAGAGAAATAATCAACCAGTATCACGAGAATTCTCCAATAATGTAGTCAAAAGGGCCGTCGCCACCATGGCCAATGCAATGGCCAGGATACAAGGCATGCCTGGCAAGCCCACAAGGGCCAATCGTAGCGTGATTGTCTGCTAACCATTTCTTGTCGAAAAGCTTTTCTGACCGTCCTTTTCTATCCCAAACAATGGAAAAGAAAAGAGCAGGATCAATGGCATCACTATATTCATTTTTAATTTCATAGTCTTCTTCTTCTGTTTTGTAATGAATGTAGCTCCATAAAGTGGCCCAATTGTCTAAACCAAGCTCAGGATATACGTGCAAGCCAAAGCACCAGCCCATGGAACTCTTGCCGAGGTGCAGGGGCTTTTCTGGTTCCTTGCCGCAATGCTCGCAAGCAGGAGCATGCAAGAAATAGTTAGTGCCCATTATTTCACTTCCTCCACAAGCTTGTTCCACATCCATTGCTCCTTCGTATCAGGGCGCATCAGCTCGTAGCCTTCGTGGTCGACAATGCTATCACCAGCGCTGTCCACATGCCCTTCCATAGAAAGCCTCCAGAGGCCCTTGCAAGAGCCTTCTGTATCAAAGATGGCAATGGTATCTTCCCGGTCTTCCATGGCCAGTCTGGTGTGGAACAGAAGCTCTTCAAGGCTCGTTGCTTGGTAGCAGCCTTTTGTTGCAGAGAAGTAGGGGCCGTTGTCTTGAAAGGTGCGGATGGTCGCTTTTGCCTTGGGGCGCATAGTGGTTTTCATGGTTCAAAAGGGTTCGTAAAGGGGCTCGTAGTCTTCTTCATCGCTTGGCAGTGTCTTGATGACGAACGAGGTGCCAGCAGCTTCGTAGATGGTCTTTAGCTGATCACGCTCTTCAATGGTGAGAGCATAATCTTCGTAGCCATCTTCGGAAGCAAAATAAAACACTGAACGAATCATTAGTCTTCTCCGATGATGCGAAAATCAGGATCGTTTGTTTTCTTTATCCATCGACATTGATTGAACTGCGGCAGCACGATGAACAGTTTATCGTGGTGATCTTGTTCAACAATGGCAGTAGTGATAGTGGTGCCAATGCGGCTACGGCCTCTGTTGCTGATGGCCAGGATGTTGATTGCGTCTTGCATGGTGAAGCCGGTTAAGAAGGGCTTGTCTGCGGGCTCTAGCGGCCCTGAGGGCTTGCGGCTTAAGCCTCCGCTTGGGAGGCTTGCCGCTGTTGTGCTGGTGATTAGGCACCTGCATGATTGAACACTGGTCGTATCCAGTGGCGATTGGCCGGGAAACACTGCTGCATTTCCTTTTGCCAGAGCAGGGCTTCTTCATGGTCTGGGCCAGTGAAGCCACACTGGCGAATGGCCCCATCGGGGGTTTGTTCAAAGAGCCGGAAGAGAGCGACGGTTTGCATGATCTTGAGAACGGGGTAGCGAGCCTCTCGGCCCGTTGAAAGAACAATAGAGCAGGAGAGGCCCCTGGGAAGGAGCCTGTAACAATGCTTAACAATCAAAGCTGAACTGCGCGATCTCCAAATTCTTTGTTGAGCATCGCCTGAAAAGCAGCCTTGCCGCCGTTCTCCCATCGCTTGTCCATTTCCGCTTTGATGAAAGGCAGAGCTGCTGCACAGCCTTCGTCAAAGCTGGAACGCTGGAGGGCAATGGAATGAGCATTATCGAGGGCGTAGTCGGCCAGTTTGGTCAGGTCGCCCCAGAGAGGACAGGTCATGATCTTAAAGATGGTGGAAGCTCGCGCCTCCGAACAAAGGAACAATAGAGCAAAAGGGGGGCTGTTGCCAGCCCCTGAACCATCACTGTTGCTTATCGTCACAATCAACGCCGCTGATCACAAATGCCGGCCAGTATTTCGCCCACGTAGGCATGGGCAGTACGAAGCTGCTCGAAGGCCTGATCACGCTCCTTGCGGGCCTGGTAGTAGGCATCAGGCCCTTGAGGATAAAAGTCGCGGCCGTTGAGCTCAGCAGCAGCCAGAGCATCAATGGCCTTGTCGATGGCATCGTACGCAGCAGCGTAACCATCGCGCAGGTCGGTGAAGCCGGTGCCGTTGAGATGGACAGTAGGAATGGTTGCCATGGGAGGAAAGGAAAGGGCGTCGCCGCCGGACAAAGGAACAATACAGGCAAGAGGGGCCGAAGCCCCTGCTTGTTACAAAGCTTCACAAACGGCGTCGATCAGCTTTTTCTGCGCCACTCGCTTGCCATTGACTTTCCAAAGCGTGGTGCTGCTCCAGCGACCACGGCCCATGCACCGGGGCACAATCCAGCAGCTTATTTCTTTCCCATTGAACTCTCCAGAAGCAAAGCCTCCGGCGCTGCTGCCATTGCGGCAGCTTTGAGAAAATGCCTGATCGTAAAGCTTGCCAGTGAAAACAGTGGCATCGGCCCAAGAGAGTGAAGCGCCTACGGCCAATAGTTCTTCGCGAGAAATATATTTCATGATCAATGAACGATGGAGTTGAAATAGTATTCAGCTTCCCACTTGTGGTCGAATAGACCGTAGGAAGTGGTGTGCGTAGTCAGCTCAGTCAGGCGCTCCCAGCCATAGGCTTCCCATTTAATGGTGCCATCAGCGCAATGGAACTTCCTGATGCCATAGCCAGAATGCTGGGCTCGACGGTCGGCTTCCAGGCGGGCTTCATAGGAGGAATAGTGCTTCATGATTCTGGAGAGGGTGGACCTCGCGGCCCGTTGCAAGTAATGTACAGGCAGGAGGGGCCTGGTCAGCCCCTCCGTAACAATTGTTTACAAACGGTCTGGGCTCTGCGTGCCCTGCACCACCATGAACGTTTTGGTGATAAACACGGCCTTGAGGCTTCTGGCTTGTCGTTCTAGGGCTTGCCTGTCAGGGTTGGAATCGAGCATGGCCCATGCCGTGCCCGACAGCGCCCAAAGGCTCCAAACGTTGTTGCGCTCAAGAACTGCCATGGTCAGAACACCAGCTCCTTTCCATTGCTCTTGATGCTCACCACACGCTCGCAATCAAACGAGCGCCAAGCGCCTTGGCCTTTGTTGCGGGCAATGGTGAAGTCGCGGCAGCGAACGATGCCGGGCTTCTTGAGGGCATAGCCAGTGCCCTTGATCTCGCAAGAGTCGAGAGGGTTGAACTGCAGTTTGCGCAAGGTGCCATCAGCCTTGACGAACTGCACGGAGACGATTGCTGCGCCTGCGTCGCGGATAAAAGCTTTAACGGAAGCGGTTTTGTCCATGGGAGGGAAGATGAATGGTGAGGCTCGCGCCCCGTTGAAACCATGATTGCCCATCGAGAGCCTTTTGGGAAGCCCTTTGCCTATTAGCGTTGCTTATGGTGCAACTGTACTAGGGGCATGCGTGAGCCTGCAGTAGCGTTCGGGGTGGAGCGCCATGCACTTGCGGAGAGCAGTGAGGTCGTCTTGCTGCTGCACGGGTAGCGTGGCCAAGGCCAGCAGGCTTGCGAGCGTGAGCAGCGGCAGCATGATGCTTTGCATGGTTAAGAGGCGATGCCTGCGCACGATAACGAGCGAGCCGGATCTCGCAAGAGCTCAGTTGCTTTTCGTTACGAAGCTGGCCAGGCCCAAAGAAAAAGGCGCTCCATGCGAAGCGCCCTTGGTTTCCTCCATTGTCCCTTAGGCCACCTTGGTGCCTACACCACCTGATAACAGACCGTTGCCAGGCCGCTACCAGGGTGAGCGATGCGAGCAAAAGCGCCATAGCTCAGGTCGAGAATCCTACCACCGTACCAAGGGCCTCTATCAGTCACCTTGACGATTACGCTCCGACCATTGCGCACCACTCTCAAGCGGGTGCCAAGCGGAAGCGATGGGTGGGCAGTGATCATGGCTTGCGGGTTCATTGGTTGACCATTGGCCATTGTCTGGCCTGCAAAGCCGTCACCGTGACCGTAGAAGCTGGCTTCGCCGCAGCGAGACTTAGCCTCCGCAGCAGCAGGCACCAAAGCGCCCAAAGCAACGGAAGCTGAAAGAAGAAAACGAAAAAGCATCAGGAAAGAAAAAGAAGAAGTGAGACTACGGAGGGTCGCCCCTGCCAAGGTTTACCGTATCACAATTGTGAGGCTTGCTGCCGTGGCTGGTAGTGGTGCTATGATTTGCAAGCTTGAGTTGGTCCTGGCCGAAAGGCCCGTCGCTGACGCCGCAAGGGTGGACGCTGCTGAGCACTCTGGACTTTCCGCGAGGACTGTCCCTAG